AAATGCATCAGGGTCACTCATTGCCGCTTCTTGTCGTGCGCTGGCAAGTTCCGATTGCGCGCGCGCCTCAGCCAAAGCCGATTGCGCGCTTTCCAACTGAGCCTCTGCCAGGCGGATAGCCTCATTGCGCGCGTCTGGTGCGCCGGTATCGGTATAAACGCCTAGCACGCGGTTCAATTCGTTTTGCGCCGTCGTATATGCGTCAGTGGCAGGCACAACGCGATCAAAGATAACGCCTGCAATTTCGCCAATAACCTTTGCAGTGCCTTCAATAATTGGCGCAAGCGTGACCGCAAGCAAATTGCCCAAGCCTTGAAACGCCATGCCCAATCGACCGATAGCGTCGTTTGCCTTTTCAACAGCCAAGGCCTGATCGGTCGATACTGCAATTCCAAAACGCTTTTGAAACTCGGATGCGTCGTTTAGCATTTCGCCGTATCCGTCAAGCATGTTGATCAAGCCACGGCCAGCGCGCCCGAAAATCTCCATCGCCGCTGTGGTGCGCTCGGCGGGATTGCGAATGCTGTTTAGGCCGTCCGCAATGACGCGAAACTGCTCGTCCGGTGAAAGGTTTTGCACGTCTTGAATTGAAACGCCGATGCGCTCAAAGGCCCGCGTGGCCGCTCCTGTCCCGTCTGCCAGTTGCGTTACCGCAACCTGCATTCTGCCCATGGCCGTCGCAAGTTGATCCTGAGAAACGCCAGCCTCCTCAGCAACCATTGACATGGCTTGCAAACGATCCGTCGCAACGCCAAGGGAACGCGCCTGCTTTGCAAGCTGGTCAATGTTGCTCATGGATGCGCGCGTGAGAGCGGTCAAAGCCGCAACAGCCGCGCCAATAGCAGCAGGCCCCGCAAACCTGCGAAGCTTGTCTGTTGCATTTCCAATAACCGAATTGAATTGGCTGACGTCTGCGGTGATGACTTGTCTAAGCGGCGGAAGCATTATCCCAAGTCTCCATCCATTCTTCCAGAGCCTCCACCGATCCGCGCGTTAAGCTTCCGGCATAATCGCCGGGGTCTTTCTCTCGGTGAAACTCGGCCTCTGCCATGAATTCGGCAAACGTCATATTCCAGAAGTCATCAGGCGAAAGCCCAAAAACCTTGCGCGCTCTTAAGTAGCAACTTGTCCAGTCGATTTCTGGAATGCCGCTTTGCCCCGACCCTTCGGCACGCTTTCGGATGGGGCTTCGGGATTTTTTCCAAAATCCATATCTGGCAAAATAGCCTGCGTCAGGGTGAGCGCAAAGTTTGCGTAATCAATCCGCTGCTGCGTTGTGCAATGGCCAGAGATAACCGTTGAAACAACGTGCCAGCATTCTTCTTCTGTTGCCTCAAATCCAGCCTCGGCCAAAAACAAAGACATGACAATTGGCACGTCCAGAATTTCCGAACCACCTGTATTAAGAACCTTTGCAACCGTAAAAAGATTGCTCTTGCGGTCGCTATCGGTTTGAAGCTTGGCGTCAACCCGACGCAAAAAGCGGAACGTGGGCGAAAATTGTTTGTCCTCACCCTTCCAGCTTATTGTCATGTCGCGCGATACACTCATGGCGTAGCCGTGAACGTGACAGCATCGGCGCTCTCAAATGTGGCTTGGAACGTAGCCGCCTCCGCCCCGTCGTTGCCGCCCTGCGTGAAGCTGGCAATGCCAAAGCTGCCCGAGTAACTGCCGATGCCAGTGATGACAAAGGTCATGCTCTTGAGCACGTCAGACGCATCAGAAGCCCAATCAATTAGCGTGTCGGTTGTCAAAACGCCGCTGCACGTCATGCTCAAACTAATCAAGCCAATTTCCGACAGCAATTTGCGAACGCCAAGATCATCTTTATTCGTGATGTCGATATGTTCGCGGTTGATGACCAATTCGTCGGTTTGCGCGCCTGCCACGTCGATCGTTGCGACCTGCACGCGAACTTTGCGCCCTGCTAGTGCTACCATTGCAAAAACTCCTGTCTGCGTTTTGCGTTACGTTATCAGATATTCGGGCTTTGTTCTAGACCATGCGCAAAAATCAATCCAGATACACAACTCGTAACCGGATTAGGCCGTGCATCGTTAGTCCGTCCGGGTCCGCAATGATGTCGCTGCTTTCCCGTTCGCATGTAATAAAGCCTGGCACGTTCCATGCTTGCCGGATCGTGGCCAGCGATACCGCGCGCATGATGTTGCTCAACGTCACAGCCGATCCCGACCGATCCCACACGTCAATCTGCACAATGGCCGACCCGCCGAGGCTTTCTTTCGTGTCAAATGCAACGTCACTAGGCGCGCTGATTGTGACGTAAGGAAAGGCCACAGGATCGCCGGATTGCTTTCTGGGCACCCTGCCTACCTGAAAGACAGCAGGCACGCCATAGGCGGCGCTTAGAAGGCCTGTGACGCTTGCCACGGGCGCGGTAATGCGAGTGTAAGCCGCCTGAATGATTGACGCCTGTCTCATACAAGCCCCTCAATCGCCCTGATAACCCGCTGCTGTAGCTTCGGCGCGGCCTGCTCTACTGCTGGCGTCCAAGCCGGGCGCGGGTCCATGTTGACAGTGCCGAACTCAAGAAAGGTCGCATAGGGCAAACGGCTTTCAATCTGGGCCGTCAGTTCGTTCACCTTGCTGTAGGCAACGCTGCTCACAAGCGCGCCGGTGTCCGTGGCCGGTGCCTCGCCCGGTGCAGATGCGCGATGCGATACCGTGCCGCGCAGATAGGTGCGCCCGGTTTTAGGCCCGCGCTGTATGCGCTTCTTGATGTCGGTCAGAACCTCAAGGCCCGTTGCCTGAATAGCCTGCCCGATTGCCTGCTCTGCTTTCGCGCCATACTGGCGAAGGGCTTGATTGACTGCATCAAGGTTTTGCACGCGCATGGTGATCATCCCGGCACCCCCGTCTGCACGTCTAGCACCATCCACAAATCGCGCTCCTCCACATTGTTGATAAAGCGGATGTTTGCGCGCTTGCCCTTAAACAAAACCGCGTCCGTCTCGGTGATGCTGGCAAAGTAGCGGGTCGTGATTTTGTGCGTTGCCGTGGCTTCAATTCGCGCCGATGCAAAACGCTCACCGCCACTCATGCTTTCCACCATTGCCCTAGTAGGTGCGCCGGAAATGTTTTGCCACGATTGAGTAAAGCCGCCCGCCCCGTCTGAGGTGCGAACAAGCCGCTGAAACTGCACAGTCGTGCGCAGCATTCCCGCGTTGTATTTACAGCAAAGCGTCACAGCCGTTTGACCTTGTATTTGCCGACAATTCCCGCAGCGCCGCTTTCTTGGAACGCCTCATTCATATCGCATCCATCGCCGCGATGCGAAAACATATAGCCCGCCATCAGCTTGATTGATCGCTTGATTGACGCAGGCACAGCGTCCCCATTTGCGCCGTATCCTGCGACATAATCAATCTCGATAGCGTTTGTCGGACGCAATGCGATAGGCCACGTCTGCCCGCTTTTAAGCCGAATGCGCGCAGGTCGCTGATAAGTATCAACGTCAAAAACGGCCCCGACGTTTACGCTTGTCGGATTGCTTGCCTCATCATAAATCGTCATGCTTGTGATTGATGCAACTGGATAGCGTGGCAGTGCAATCGTGCCGACAATCCCGCGCGGCCCGTATAGCTGCGATATGCTTGTTTCAACAGTGCCGTTCCACCATTGCTCTTGCGCATTCGGCCAGTTGTCCAAAGACAGCCGCCACGTCTGATTGATCAGCGCGAGCCCGGATATGTCCTCTATCTCTTGCCGGGCTTCTTCGATCAAGCCGTTTGCCTCGGCAATCGACAACATGCTGCCATCAGCGCGCAAGTGATCTTGCAATTCCATAGCCGCGACGGGTTCAACCGCCGGGCCTGTCACCAGAACGCTACCGCGATACACTGACGTTTTCAGAGGTGCGCGCAGCGTCATTTGCGGGCCTTTCTTGCGGAATGGGCTTTCAATTCAGGCGGCGCTTCAACCTTTATTTCACGATCAAACATGCGCGCTGCGGCGTGATCAGACAACGCCATTTCAGCCGCGCGACCCTCGACCTCCGAGCCGTATGGGAAATGCACGACAATCGCGCCTTGAGGTGCGCAATAGTATCCTTGCGGCTTTGTGATCTTTGCTTTCACGATAAAGCCTCCTGGCCTTGGAGATGGGGCTAGCCTAAGCCAGCCCCACTATCAAAGATCAGGTCGTGGCCAATGCAGTGCCAATCGGTGCCACAGCAGCTCGGGCCGGTGTGGTCAAGACGGCGCGCACATGGACGACTGCGTTGGTGCTGGTGCTGCCGGTGACTACAGCGCGGACGTAGCGCTTATTGCCAAGGTAGGACAGCGACCCGCCGATGATGTCGTCATCGTTATTGCTGGTGATGACAGGCGCGGTGCCAAGGCGCTCGCTGGCGGGCACGTCCGCAAAGCTTGCAGCGGTCAGCGTGTCGGAGTGCTGCAACTTGATCGTAAAACCAGTCGTGCCAGCAGCCGTGACCGTGTTCGTCTGCAAGGTAAAG